CGCATAAATCCAGTCACTAATATATTCTTTTTCTTCATCTGGATGCACTTGTCTAGCTTGATAAGCAAACTTTTCTGTATTGTCTTTCATATATTTAGAAATTTCTAAACATTCATCTGGACTAATACCTTCTTCTCCATCAGGAAAACCACCACCATAAAAACTATATTTAGTACTTGATGTATAATCATTCCCATCTATTCCTTCAAGCAATCTCAAAAGGTAATTACCGTATTTACCTCTATACCAGCAAGAAGTACCAAACATACCCAGTACAGGATTAATTCCGACTAGCATTGGATTAGACTTACTTTCATTTTCCCAAGTACAATTACCGCAAGATTGTGTTTCAATACAATCAATTTGTCCACCACTAGTTTTAGTAGCAACATCAATACAAGGGTATCTCTTAGGTATATTGTCTAGACCCATATCATTCATCTCCTTCACTAAAATCAACATCATTTACATCATCCAATGTTCTTGGATTCATTTCCCAACTTTCATCACTAACAATCTTTCCGTTTTGGAAAATTAAATTACCAGCAAAACACAGTCCTGGTTCTTCATATGATATAAAGCCTCTTAGAGTAGGAAATTGTTTACAAATAGCACTAGCTAATTCTTCGGCACCAGGACTCCAAGCAGTATCATAACTAAAATGAATACTTGATTCTCCTGTTAATACAGAAACACCATTGTCATAATCAAGTAAACCATTTTCTTTATGCGGATACGTATACTTTGAGGCATGTTCTATACCATCAGATTGAATTTCATAATCACCCCATTTAGTTCCCCAATTAGTATTGCACCAATCGTACCAATTATCAGCACCATACTTTTTAATTAGATCTTCATTTTTAGATTCAGGTTCATAATTTTTCTTTGTTCCTTCCAATTCTTTTGGCATTGGTATTAAATTTTCAAATAGTGAGAAATCATCATCATCAAAAGATTTAATTTTAGTTTTTACTAAATCAATAAAAGACTCAACATCTTTTGTTAATCCAATTACTCCTAGCGTATTATTGCAATGATTTGGCATTATTTTTCTCCCTCATATGTATATTTATATTTTAATAAAATCGCAACAAGTATCTCCACGCCACGATCAGCATTAATAAATGATAATTCACGTATTGCTTTTTGTATATCAGCAATTAGATTATCGTCATATTCATCATCAAGTTTAACTATGAGACTCATCAAGCCTTGAGTCAATTTTACATTTTCCAATACTTCTTTGCTCATTATTGCTCTCCTTTTATTAGGCCAGACATATATCGAAAGTATTTATCATCAGTTAGAAGATTACCTGTAAGCATCATTTTGGTAATGAAATACCAACTATCACCCCAGTTTCTTCCATTCTTGTAGTGCTGAATAATTTTATTCATTCCTGTTCTCCTTTGTATGATTTATCGTAGTACATATATTTTTGTTCAATTATTGCTTTAAACTGTTTACCAACTGTTGTGCCCGTAGAGTTTATTAACCTAGTGAAATCATCAACATACACTTGTTCATAGTAGTATGTATTACCTGTTTTAAATAAAACAGACAATTCACCATACAATGAATCGTTGTCTCTTTCATAAGTTATTTTCTCAAGCATTGACGAATTAAGGTTTGTTGTTGTTACTATCATTTAACTCACCAGAACCTGATCGGTAATATCTCGATCATCATCATCAATATCGATATCCATAATGCCAACATATATGGCCTCTATTTCGCTATCCAATGAGACTGGGCGATTTACTAAATATTCAAGCCGAGATAATGATTTCTTTGTTGTTAAACTTTTAATCTCAGAGATCAATTCTTCGAGACTTGAAGTTTCGTATTCAATACATATTTCATACTGAATATTTTCACCTTCTTGGACATTGTAAATTACTTCATATTCTGTACTCATTTAAACTCCAATTCCGGTTGAGTCTCATCATATTTGGACATTTCATTTATTAAAAACTGTGGTCTTTCTAAATTGTTTTGATCACAGAATTCAAACCATTTTTGATAACCTTGAGCACTCCATAATTGTAAATTATAGATTGCCATAAGGATATCGATATCATTAAATCCTAAGCCCTTAACATCTATATCCATATTAACTTCTAATTCATGAAGAACTTCCTCAGACCAACCTTTATGCTCATCAATATTTATATATCCGGGGTTAATACTTACCCAGAACTCAATACTTTCAATAGAGTCATCACGAAGCATTTCATCATATGTATCTTCATCGGCAACTGGATAATCAGCCAATTTGTCCAACCATTCCATTGCGAAAACAAATGGCAATGCAATAGTCTTTCTATCTTCTTCATAGATACGACAAGTTAATCTATCAACCGAACCTACAAGCCAATGATTATATGTTTCAATTCTAAAATCTTCAGGGAAACTACCCATCAAATCATTAACAATGTATTTAAAGTTTGCCCTGTCTAGTATGTCAGAGGAAGGGTTTTGATCAATATTAGTAAAGCCCCAAGTATCAAACATATCTTCATTGCCCCAGTAACCAAAGTCTTCAGGTTTAGTTGTTGCCATTTTGGCATATTTTTCTATCTCTTCAACATAATCCATGATTAATACCTTTCTCGAAATATAGAAATGGGGCTACTGATTACTCAGTAGCCCCACAATCTATATTTAATTGTATTTATTTTTTGTTTTTAGCAACGCTAAGAACATGAGTAATAGCATCAGCAAGAGTACCTTTAGCATAACCATAATCATGAACTGGATTCTCAATGTCATCTTGAAACAAAATTGTACTACCAGCTTGACCATCAATATTAGCAGAAGTTACAAGTCTAACTCTACGCTTTTTAGGATGTTGAGACGGAGCAACACTATTATCGTCATCTTCATCATCATCAATAGGCGCTGCCCAACCACAAGTAGCAATTGTAATGATATCGTAATTATTAACTTGACTCATCAAAGTTGTATTGTCTACATCAATTAGATCATAAACATCACCATTTGCATCGATTTTATCCATGGTAACATCAAGATTATCATCAACATTGACTCCGTAAACAACGGCAAATTTTGAATCAAATTCAAAATTTACCTTATCATTAATTTTTTCAATAATACCTGCAAATTGCTCTTTGTCTAGTGTTTTCATTACTTTCCTCCTGTTATGTTTGTTGTTTGTTTAATTGCGATTTCATCCCATTTTGTAGGAAGATTCCATTCGATTCTTAATGCTAAAGTTTCCTCTTCTTCATCTTCATCATTATATGTAATGACAACTTCACCATAAGAACCAAAATCATGTTGTTGCCAATGCTTTTTAAATCGCATTCCTTTATATTTTTCGACTTCTGGAAACAATCTTTTAAGTTGATCAATGTACATTTCCATTTCTTTATTACATTGTTCACGAAAATTATCATTACCAACTTGAGCACAATTTTCATCACTAGGCGTTGGACCTAGATATAGATAATCAATCATTTTCTTCAACCTCCCCAATTTCTTCTATTTTCCAGTATTCATCAGGCATATTTTTTTTAATCCAACCTGTATTCTTAGTCCAGTAATACTGAGTTTCAGCTTTATGCTTCACCCATTTCAATACTTTTGTTTTGCTCAAAGGGTTTTCCTTTCTTTATAGTTATTAAATTTCTTCCCATATTCTTTGATAACTTAAAACTTCTTGTTTAGAATCAATAAGAAACAAGGATATAATACTCTTATTAAGTTTTGAATCGTCAGAACCAAGATAAGGATATATCACTTGGATTGCGTATTGATATTTATTTTTGAATTTATTAGTAACTGCATCACTATCATTGCTTTTATATCTTGTAATATTAAAATCTGTTTCTAAATATTCAGATAGTTTACCAATAAAAACAAATTTGAATTTATCAAAATTAACTGGCCTTGGAGTAAAGCCATCATTATCTTGATCGTTTTTAAACAGCCAATTTCTTTCAAGAGAAATTATATATTTACCATCATCTGTAAATTTAAAAGATTTTAAAATTTCCATTAAAGGCCCCCTAATTCTTCTTCCCACATATTCCAATCAGCATTAAATTCTGGATCTAAATTCCAGTCATATATTTCGTTACTATTTCTAGGGGCATCAGGCTTTTTCTTATTATTCCCATTATTTTCATCATCCCAGATTTTATTTAACCAGTTCATTACATTCCCTTTCGTTAGTCTCTTTGTTCCAATATATCTGCTCTAACATTTAATGATTTCAATTCTGTTTTCTTTACCCAGAAGTAATTACATTTATGTAATAATGCCGGAGTATATAATTTTCTAAATGCTCTTTCTGAAATATCAAGTCCAATCTTTTGACATTTTTCATCTAAGCAATATTCATAACCTGCTTCATATCTTTCATCAATAAATATTGATGAACAATATATACAAGTAGCCATTTATTCTCCTTTTATTAAGAGTTGACAAATAGTAATTACTTTCTTAACTTGTTTTTCATTCTTATTATTTATAGCAACATTACTAAGTAGCCATGAATAATCTTTCTGCCTAGCAAATGGGACATCCATTAAACTAGTTATTTTTTCAAGTTCATTTAGTAATTGATTTCTGTTTCCCATTCAGTTACTCCCTATTTCATTCTTGACATTTTTCGTATGTTTTCAGCAATTTTTTTATCTGTATCTAATTTAACAACTTCTGATTTTTTAACATAAGACATTAGTTGCTTTATATTCTCAGCATTTGGTTCTTCAATATATCCATCAATCAATACACTAATTCCGCAATTTAAGATGTCAATTACAACCTTAACTTTATCAATCTTTGATAAACGAATAAATCTACGGTCATCACCTAGATTATAATCTTCGTTTAACCTATTCATACGAATAGCGGTAATTCTAATCAAAGACTTCAGCATATCAATTTCTTCTGCTGTCTCATAATTTTTACATACAACATCAAATGTAGTATGAATAATTTCCCTACTTTGCCTTCTAGATAAGTTTTTCAAATCATTAATGTTTACCTTAAGAAACCCATCACGCTCAACCTTTGGGATTGGGATATGATAAGCATCAATGGTATCAATAAGATGATCGATATTATTTAAATTAACCTTTGTCATGATTTTTCCCTTTCTTTGTTATATTCTTCTAATATAAAAGGTAACTGTCCGTTACTAATTAACCAATCAATACGATTTATTTTTTGCCGAATATCAAACAACGACTTACCATTTACTTTTGTATTATGAATGTCAGTTCCAGCAAGTCTGTCTTTATTTATTGTGACATACTTTGATTTTACTGGAAATAATACCTTATCAAATTCAAATATAATATCGTCTGGCTTATTTGAATTGTAATCAATATCAACAACTTTAAAAGGAATAGCACGGTCATACTTTAGTAGAAGAATACTATCAAAATAAACTTCACTACCAGCATCATAAATACCGATCCAATTAATTACATCACCAACTTCTAGATTAGAGGCTGGGGTAACATATTTATTAAATTCCGTCTTTGTAATTTCAGAATGAGATTTCATTGTGTATTCCTTTCATTACTTGATAAGATTAGCGGGATTGATATAACTAGAGCCAACGATTGCCTTAGCACTATTCTTACGCTTTGGACCAAATACTCGTTTAGAATAATCTGTACCATCGGGATATACTACTTCTACTTTATTTCTCTTACATTCAATAAGCCATAACAATTGTAATAATTGATCAACATCAATTTCATTATCCTTGTCAGTTACAGCAAACATACGAGTATCATGATTAGTATACTCATACTTAAAATTAACAATAGTACCGTAATTTAGATAACCATTCTCTACTTCTAAACCCAGCAATTTAGTACGAATATGAATATCATCATAGTTATCATTTATATCAACATTATTGTATGACATTATTATCTACCTTTCTATTTAGTTAATTATTTAATTAATTAATTACTAACCGAAATAATCCGTACCATCAGTTTATCAGTTAATTTTAATGAAACTGCGTTAAGTGAAAAAGAATTTTGAAATTCTTTTTTAGGTGAGTAGAAACGGTAATTGAATGTGCGCTGTTTAATAAATAGTTTATTAAAGGGCCAGCTTATTGCTGACGTAAACAGATCAAAGCTGTATTCGGTAATTAAATATCGAGCTGATCCGGTATATTTAATCCAATTATTACTTAATGAATAGAATATTAATGCGTTAAGAGAACGCTAATGATTAATATTAAAATTATGAACTCCACGCTTTTTTTATCATTATTCTACGAAATTGAGTATATATTTTTTTCGGTTCCATGCTTCTTAGAATAAATTGGATTTCGCAAACAGAATTAGCCGTTATTCATTTTGAGCAAGATTATCTTCTATGTATGTCATCATAGTACCTTCATACTTCATGCGACCAAGATGACCTAATTTAATAGCAGGGTCAACCCATACCTTACCGCCAATATTCTGCCAGTATCTACAAAAACCATAATCTTCCGATAGAAATCTATTCCTGAAATCGTCAATGTAAGAATTAAAAAACGCATATGTCCATTTACATTCTTCTTCAGTTAAAGAGCCAGTATCATCAGTATATTTCAGCTCGGGATAGGATTCAATTAATTTCTCAAATGTCTGTCTCTTAATCAACATAAACCCAGTGCCAGCATCATAAATCTCAATAGCGCCATTGCTTACATTTAAAACATTATTATTTTTTGCGGCATTAACAACAAAACGAAGACTTCTCTCGGCAAGTTCATTATCAGGGATATTCCTTTTAACATCATGAGATACTCTATCCCAATGAATTTTCTTAATAGGATAAGCCCCTGTCATAATATCTTTATCATGCCATAGCATTTTTAATACATCTTCCGGATCCCACGATATATCCGCATCAATACACATAATATGTGTAAATTGCTCATTTGCTAAAAATTTCGCCGCTATATTATTTCTTGCTCGGTTAATTAACGAATCAGTAATGGTAGCAACGGCAAATTTCATACCATGATCCCTAAAATACATTAATGTTTTTATCAAAGACATCATGCATGGTTCGGTTATCTGTTGATCATAACATGGAATTGCAAACAAAACATTCCATTGCTTAATTTGGTCGTTGGTGATTTCTATAGATTGAGTTTCAAATAGTGCCATAGGTAAAGTATACATAAAAAAAGAGGGCCAGGCGTACCTGACCCTCTTTTTTAATAATTATTATTTTGTTTTTACAACAGACCTGACATTCTTAATGTCTTTAGCCTTTACCACGCTCTTATTGGAGGCAATAACTGTCTCAATATCTGACGACTTTGGCACTCGGAAAAAAAGAGTTTCTTTGTTTTTATCAAAATGAATCTGAACACCGTAACCAAGCTTACGCGCTTGGGCACGAATTCTTTGCTGCATAGAATTGTATTTCTTACCCGCTTGAATACCTTCAATTGAATAAGGCTTACCATTATTGTTTGAAAGAATCAATGTATCAATAATCATCTGTAACTCTGCGGAAGTCCTGCCGGTTCTTGAGATTACTGGAAAACTAATTGCTTCTTGGATTTTCATAACACTCTCCTAATCATGTACTTGTCTAGATGCCGATTGGCATGTGTTAGATATTAACAGGTGAGATAACAAAAAGTGTGACTTTATGGTCTTTTTTTATTAAATATTTTCTGCGTTGTTATTTTGAGCGGCACTTAATTGTGCTATTAAGATAGCGTTCTGCACAGTTAATTCAGCTATCTTATCCGACAGAATTTTAACAACCACCTGGATATCAACTTGACTTTCATTCTTCATAAGCTCTCCAACCATTTCTCTCCGTCTTTTGTGTCAAAATTAGTTTGTAAATAACCTGGCACAAATCCGCCAAGATCACTATTATATACGGTTACAGTACCGAAGTCTTCTAAACCGTCATACTTTTCACTATCCATATCAAAACCAAGTATTTCAATTTCAACATCCTGCTCCATTGCCATGTTTTCAATAGAGTTAAAAACAGAGCCAGCCAATGCGTCAGCTAAATCCTTAGAGCCGGCATTGGGGTGATCTATTTTATTATTACTGAACAATCTTAATTTTAAAAGCTCTTCTTCTACTAGGACATGATCCCAGTAACCCCTAAGTCTTGTATCATAAATAGCGGTCATCAGTGTATCATAATCTGTTTTTTTAACGCTATGAAAGTCAGCGTTAATTCCCTGAGATCTGAGGCTTTGAATCATTTCAATTGACTGCCATCTATCAAATGTAACTTTAGCTACATCAAACCTCTTACATAGATCAACAATTAATTGCCTTACTGAAGCAAAATTTATTTCTTCTCCCGGCGCAGCTTTCCATGAATGAATAAGATCAACATTAATAACAGGCAATTTTTCAACTCCCATTGATGTTGTAATTTCTTTAAACCCGGCGCAATGAGACATACATAAGGCCGTTCTATCTCTTTTAAAACCTAAGTCGATATGAATATACCTTCTATGACCGTCAGTGCTATTAAACCATTTATGAAACCTGCCATCCTCATCTAATGGATTATCGGCATACAAAAATGCTTTCCTAACTTTCTCTTCATCTCTAAAATATGCATCTTCCATTGTAGGCGGTTCACATTCAAATCTTGAAGCTGCTTCAATTGGATTTCTAATATATTCGGATTCCAATTGCTCTCTCTTAATAGTCGGATTAACTTCCCAAGTAGCTGCTTTAATTGACCATGTTTTGGGTTCTTTCTTTTCTCTTGAATTAAAATATCTCTGCTGGATAAAGTCACCTTTATAACGAGGGAATGACAATAGGATAACTTTACCAATTTCCGGGAAGCGAGACATTACGGAAAGCTTACTCATATTGTAAATCGCAGAGGCTGAGCCTTTCGATCTTATTTCCCCTTTCAATTCACTATCGGTTTTAAAAGCTGATATTTCGTCCAGAATTACTGTTAATACTTCATAACCTTCCCAACCTTCAGATTCAGAGTGACCGGAGAATAATCTTACGGGCCGAGAAAAGAAAAATATTTCTGATACTCTAGGTTCAAATCCAACATTATTAAAAAACGGGGAGGAGAGCAAAAGGTTCTTTAATGGCTCAAAGAATACTCTCTGAGCTTGCTGAGCGTTTACAGCAAGGTTTAGGAGGTCTATATAAACACCATGAGCCTTACCGTAATAACCGAGGGGATCTCTTAAGCAATGCAATAAGTAAACGGTGTAAGCCATGGATATTCTAGCGCAATGGTCTTTCCCTGATCCCTTACCTAACATGCAGATAACTTCATTGTCAGTGTATTTGTTATAATATTCAAGACCTTCTTGTTCTCCATAAAGTTTTTGAAGAGTAGGTAATTTGAAAATTTGTGTGCTATGCTTTACGATCTCAAGTTGAATTTCAGATAGAGGCGGTAATCCTAAATAATGTTTGTCTTGAACAAATGTTTCAATAGAGACTGGTTCTTCCATAAGTTCATCTTGACGAAGAAGCCTATCAAAATCATTAAACTCAAGATTTATACCGAGAAAATCAGACATAGATCAATTCCTGACTTTCCCTAATGGGAAATCGAAAAGATCTCAAAATATGAATATTTTTTCTCTTAAGGGGAAACCCAAAGGATCTCAAAATATGAATGTTTTTCTCCCTAATGGCAAATCGAAAAGATCTCAAATTATGAATCATTTTCATCATGATTTTCCTCGTCAACTAGCTTTGTCACTTTCCCGCTCATTATTTCAAAAGCCATCTCCAGTTCTTTGCGAACTTCATTTGCAATCTCTGGGTATTTAGATATCACATCACGAAGAATTTTTGACAATATTTGGTTCACATTTTCAGCCTTCTGCATTCTGGCAATGTATTCGCCATCAGTCTGGTTGCCGCCCATCAACTTATGAAGCTGAGCCTTCTTAGTCGCAAGATCCCCGGCAAGCTTGATGGCTTGTATTCTTGCCGCAACCATCCCATTGTCAGTAGCTATAGTAATAGTTTCCCAAGCCTCTTTGCTTAATTCATCAAATTCAGTCAATGCCTTGATGGTATTGAACTGGACCTTTTCTAGGAAAAATGGGTCTTCCTCAACCGTTTGATTCAAAATCAACTTATATTCATCAATATAGGTTTTTATCTCATTGATGGGTATAGACATTAAAGTAGAAATCTCACGCATGGAGTATCCCTTTACATGCAAAAGACCAACTTGCTCAACATCTTTAATTTTCTCTATTAAACTTTTTGTTTTAATTACTTCAATATCTGACATAATCTATCTGAGTATCCTTTTGCAACTTTTTGCCAAGTCATATTTTCATTTATGTACACAGCCGAAGAGTATGTTTTTCCCGATACCTCTTCATAGTGATTAGTTACATATAACATTTTATCACACAAATCATCAAAACTTGGCATTGCCCACATACCTGCATCTTCATAAGTATCATTCTTGGACTTGAAACGCTATTTGCTTCCCCGCTCTCTCGGCAGCTTCTCTTAATTTAGGGATAGGGAGACCGTGAACTTTTGTATACTCAACACGATAATTAAACCACCCCTCAACTGCCTTCCACATTCTGTCATCAGTTTTATCCGCCAGCTCATCCAGTTCTTCAGGTGAAAGAAGAAAGCTTAAAACACCCAATGGCATATATACCACAACATCGTATCCTGAATCTTTATCTTCCGAATATTTCGACAGTGCATTCTGAAAACTCCTAACCATGCTCTCAACTGGGGTCCCCGAATAAAAGTCAACATTATTATAAACATTTCTTTCCCTCGGGCAAACATCATCTACCCCAACAAAAGCTCCGTAACTGCGGCATACGAGTGGTCTAAAGCCGTAAATTGTGCATCCGTCTTTGTAGAAAGCACATTTCCTTTTGGTTTCACCGCCAAAGATCCATGTATCATCATACATAGCATCCTTAAGGGCAGATACGATTTTGTCAAAGCAATCGTCGGCGTATTCCTTACCTTTACTCTCAATATCTAAATAATATTGCTGGGTTATTCTAAAGGCAATATTGGCACACTCAGCCATATGAATTGTTAAACCAATGGTACAGCAATTCCCCGAGCCGAGACATTTGTATTTTGTTTTATTCTGGTTTGCCTCAATAATCCTTGCTTGGTTGTAAATCATATCCAACTCAGCAAAAACGGCGAGGTCTGATGAGGACACTTTACGCTGCATTATAAACCCATACCTTTCTTTTTTTGATTCCTTTGCTTTCGCAATTCACGCTTCCTTCGCTCCGACTCCTGTTGCATTGGAGATTTTGGTCTTTTTGATGTAACAGCAAGATTCCTCCCTTTCCCTCTGAATTTTAATAAATCATATTTCTTACACCAGTTATAAAGTCCCTGCGGGGTAATTTCTGTATTGTAAGTTTGCTTAAGCAGTTTGACTATATCAGTTAGATTCATTCTTTTTTTGACATAGTGTTCGTATAGCCAAGACTTATCTTTATAAGGTTCTAGAACCATCTGAAACCGCCATTAAGTAATACCATAAACCTATTCCTACTGCATCCACAATATCATCGTCAGACAAATCGTCATCAGACATTGCAAAATAGTCTACCACAATTTCACGAACTCGATCTTTTCTTTCCTTTTTTTTCTTAGACTCAGTGTTTAATAAAATCTTGTCCTCTTTTGAGATATTCTTATAACCAATACCCCGCTTCCATAAAATAGGGTTTACATCCATAACCTTTCGGCAGTACAGCTGTACGATCCCCCATGAGTAACCTATGATATAAGATATCACCCTGCTAGTCTGGAAATTTTGGATGTATACAGACTGCTCTATCACCGCAATTGATGGGTTATGTTTCTTACAGACAGCTTGTATCCCGGAATTAATTTCATTAAACTTTATGCTAATATCATTAGTTTTTGTAAATTTAATCTTACCGCAGTCCAGCAATCTCAGTCCATTGTTGAAGTCAATTACCGCCCAGCCAAGCGAATGTGACGAGGGATCGATAGATAGAATCACTTTGTCATTTGTGTGTACAATATTTTTAAGGCTCAATCTAGACCATCCCTGATACGAGATTCATCCCAGCCCCAGCCAACTAGTCTTTTAACATACCTTTCACGCTTACATCTCTCACAAATATTTTCTTTATTATACCGAGATAAAGTTGTAATGCATTCTTTTGTCTTGCACTTTCTTTTTTTATCTTTGTTAGCCTTTTTTTCGTAATAATTTTCTAATAATTTTTTATTAGTGATGATCTTCCTGCACTCCGGAGAGCAGTAGATACTATTATAAACTTTAGCTACAAAATCTTTTTTACAGTCTGGATTATTACAAACCCTGTTTTCATCATTAACCACTCTCTCCCCAGCATAAAGAAGACACATTACAATCAGCACAGTGCTTAGATGTTCTCTTGTAAGGTCTGTCAGGGATAGTACCGCTAGTGTAATTCCCATAAATATCTCTATATTTCTTAAACAATTTATCAATAAAAGCCTGATCCTTCTCTATATAAAGAGGAAGAATCTCTTGATTGTTTTTACATTCATATATTACAAAACCGCCGTCTAAGTTTAGACACTCCATGTAAATTTGAGCCTGGCGGTAATGCTCGTCTTTCGGCTTGTTATGAAGTTTTCTATAATGAAAACCTTCAGAACTGATTGACTTTAATTCAATCAACTTATCGCCATGCCAATTAATAATTCCATCAGCAGTACCCTCGATTGGGGGAGACGAATAAGTAACGGGAATCTCTTCTTGAACAAGAACACCCATTTCCCTGAAATAACCATATAGCCTATCGTGAACAGCATGACCGTTATCAAAAATCCGAAGCGTTTGCGCCCTAAAGTCTGGAGTAACACTCACTCCCTCAAACAAGTAATACCAATATCTAGCGCACTGGTTGGTGTAGCTAGGGTGAAATCCTTTTACCTTTTTAAATTCAGGCTTGTTTCTCTCCAAAAGAGCATCGTCAATTGCCTTATTTAGGCTATTTTCAAGATCGACAGATGTTATTTTTTCAACTGGGACGGGAATTACCTTGGGGGCTCTTAATACTTTTAGTGATTTCATTGCATACCGCCCTTTGCAGCTAATTTTAGTGCATTAATATTTTCCGTCAGTGCTTCATACATGGTTTTCCATATATCGTTTACAAATTTATCTTGATCATTCATAACCGAAGACTTTCTTTTGAAAGCCTGAGATTTAACAATCATTAGCGTTCTGTACGCCGCTAATATATTAGCATATTTGATAGCCTGCCCAGACAGATAATGATCTGGATTCACAATAATATCCTCAACTATCCGGATACATTCTAGAAACTCATCAGCCTTGTCACCCATTTGCTCAGCCAAAGTTTCCTTGTTGATTATAATATCTGGCATTTATTGATCCTTTCTAAGATCTTCTGTCTTAACAACAGCCTGTTTTACCAAAGTCTTCTGTATCCCAATATGATACTTATACACATAAAAACCAAAATAATAACCATCATCCCAATTATAACTCACACCAAAAGACCGCCAATGAGACATTTTGTCACAAAAGAGAACATATTTATTTACTTTATTCATAATCACTTCCCTTCACAAGCTCTTGGAATACTTCCCAGTCTATTATAGCGACCTTTGTCTC